CTTAAGTATACTTAAGTACTCTAAGGGGTATAATTTGAGTAGTGATTTAGAGTCAGATAAAAAAGAAATAGTAAAAGTTAAAAAAGGTAGACCTAAGAAGAAGACAATACTCTCAAAGACTAAAGGCTCTAGGAACAAGGTAGGTCGGCCTTTAGGCGATGCTTCAGTCATCAATGAGTATAAGGCTAGAATGTTAGCTAGTCCTAAGAGTAGAAAGGTCTTGGACGCTATACTGTCAGCAGCTCTTGATGATGATCATAAGAATCAAGCAGCGGCATGGAAACTCTGTATGGATCGCTTACTACCAGTCAGCTACTTCGAGAAAGATAAGGCTACTGGCGGCAAGAGTGCAATCAGTATATCAATTACTGGCGTGGGTGGAGAAACTACTATCATCTCCGGCAATGAGAGTGACCCTATTGACGGAGAATGTAATGACATCTAGCACGAGCATTGATCAAGAGCTAAAGTACTTTGCTAGGTCAGAGTTCTCATGTCAGTACACAGGTGAGAATAAGATCACTGATGCTCTCCTCCTCAAGATAGACGAGCTTAGGGGCCGATGTGGTTTCCCTTTCATTATTACAAGTGGTTATAGGTCTCTTTCCCACCCAATTGAAAGAGCTAAGAAAACAAATACAGGAACACATGCACAAGGTCTTGCAGCGGATATTAGAGTTAATGATGGTACACAGAGGTTTAAGATTGTTGGGGAAGCTATTAAGATGGGCTTCACAGGAGTTGGAGTTGCTACTGACTTTGTGCATGTTGACCTTAGGGACTTGGACACTAACGAGTCTCCTGTAATGTGGTGCTACTAATTGGCTGATCTAAAGGTCGAGCTTCTTCCTTGGCAACAAAAAGTTTATGAAGACAAGACCCGCTTCAAGGTCATAGCCGCAGGTAGACGTACAGGTAAGTCAAGGCTAGCGGCATGGGCCTTGATACTAAACTGCTTGTCAGCTAAGAAAGGTCAGGTGTTCTACGTAGCGCCTACACAGGGTCAGGCTAGAGACATCATGTGGCAAATGCTACTTGAGCTGGCACATCCAGTCATAGCTTCCAGTCACGTTAACAATCTACAGATCAAGTTTATTAATGGCGCACTCCTGACACTTAAGGGCGCAGACAGGCCAGAGACCATGCGTGGTGTTAGCCTTAAGTTCCTAGTCATGGATGAGTACGCTGATATGAAGCCCGAGGTGTGGGAGCAGATACTACGTCCTGCCCTAGCGGATCAGAAAGGTGATGCAATGTTCATTGGTACTCCAATGGGCCGTAACCACTTCTATGAGCTATATCAGTATGCTTCCATATCCAAAGATGATACATTTGTTGGCTATCACTTTACAAGCTTTGATAATCCGCTGCTCGACCCTGAAGAGATTAGAGCTGCTGAGAAATCAATGTCAGCCTTTAGTTTTCGTCAAGAGTTTATGGCATCCTTTGAAGCTCACGGTAGCGAGCTATTTAAGGAAGAGAATGTTAAGTTCAGCGAGGAAGAGCCTAAAGATGGTGACTACTACATTGCTGTCGATTTGGCAGGATTTGCAGACGTACAGAAAGTCACTACCAAGACTAGACGTTTGGATCAGACCGCTATTGCTGTGGTTAAAGCAGGTGTGGACGGCTGGTGGGTTGCTAATATCATACATGGGCGATGGGGTGTTGAAGAGACCGCAAGAAGGATCTTTGAAGCAGTCAGAGACTACCAACCCTTAGCCGTTGGTATTGAGAAAGGCGCACTAAAGAATGCCGTATACCCCTACTTAAATGATCAGATGAAGAAGAATCAAAGGTTCTTTAGGGTTGAAGAACTTACACACGGTAACAAGAAGAAAGTAGATAGAGTTGTATGGGCTTTACAAGGCCGCTTTGAACATGGTAGCATATCCTTAAACAAAGGTACTTGGAATGCACAGTTTTTAGACGAGTTATTTCAGTTCCCCAATCCACTAGTCCACGATGACTTGATAGATGCCCTAGCATATATAGATCAACTTGCAAAAGTATCATATGCTTTCGACTATGAAGAAGAAGACTACGAATTCCTAGACAAATACGCAGGTTATTAACTATGTCATTAGAAGATAAAGAGAACTTCGCTACGGAACAACACCTAGAAAACTGGGTTATACAGAAGTGTGATGGCTGGCGCGACCACTTTGAAGCTAACTACTCACAGAAGTTTAATGAATACTACAGATTATGGCGTGGTCATTGGGCGCCGGAAGACCGTACCCGCGCTTCAGAGCGTTCTCAGATCATATCACCTGCTTTACAACAGGCAGTGGAGTCCTCAGTAGCGGAACTAGAGGAAGCTACCTTTGGGCGTGGCAAATGGTTTGATATTAAAGACGATATACACGATCAAAACCCTGAAGATATTGCCATGTTGCGTAACCATCTCGACGATGACTTTAAAACAAACAAAGTCCGTAAGGGTGTCGCTGAATGTTTGATTAATGCTGCTGTATTTGGCACGGGAATTGCTGAAGTAGTGCTAGAGGAAGTAAAAGAGATGGCCCCTGCTACTCAACCTGTCATGGGTGGAGAGCTACAGGCCGTGGGTGTTACCATACGTGACCGTACCTGCGTTAAGTTACGTCCAGTGATGCCCCAAAACTTCCTTATAGACCCAGTGGCAACTGATATTGAGTCAGCCTTAGGTTGTGCTATTGATGAGTTTGTGTCCTCGCATTCCGTGGAACAACTACAGGAAAGCGGCGTCTATCGCGAGGTAGATATTACAGCAGCTACACCTGACTTTGATATAGAGCCAGATCAAGACCTAACTCGCTATGATGATGATAAGGTACGTCTTACTAAGTACTATGGTCTTGTGCCACGTCACTTGTTAAAGAAAGCAATGGCAGAGGAAGACTCAGAAGACGAGACTCTCATATCTTTAGATGAAGATGAGGAAGACACCTCATACTATGTTGAAGCAGTAGTCGTTGTAGCTAATGGCGGCACGTTACTCAAGGCCACTGAGAACCCCTACATGATGCAGGATCGTCCAGTAGTGGCATTCCCATGGGATGTAGTCCCTAGCAGATTCTGGGGCAGAGGCATATGTGAGAAAGGATACAACAGTCAAAAGGCTTTAGACGCGGAACTACGCGCTAGGATTGATGCTCTTGCCTTGACTATACACCCAATGATGGCGATGGATGCTTCTCGTATGCCTCGTGGTGCTAAACTAAACATCCAGCCAGGGAAAACTATTTTAACCAATGGTAACCCTGCTGAGATACTACAACCATTTAACTTTGGTCAAGTCAGTCAGATTACCTTCGCACAGGCACAGGCTCTACAAACAATGGTACAGACTTCCACTGGTGCTATTGATTCCACTGGCATATCCGGTTCAATCAACGGTGAGTCTACAGCTGCTGGTGTCTCTATGTCACTAGGTGCTATCATTAAGCGCCACAAGCGTACCTTGATTAACTTCCAAGAAGCATTCCTTATACCTTTCGTTACCAAGGCAGCATGGCGTTATATGCAGTTTGAGCCTGAGATGTATCCAGTAGCTGACTACAAGTTCCATACGTCCAGCTCACTAGGTATTATTGCTCGCGAATATGAAGTTACTCAGCTTGTCCAACTGCTGCAAACAATGTCTCCGGACACACCTATGTATCCTAAGCTGGTCATGTCTATTATTGATAACATGAACCTGTCAAACCGTGAAGAGCTTATACAGGTACTTGAACAAGCTAACACCCCCAACCCTGAGGCTGAACAGGCAGCACAACAGGCAGCTCAACAGGCTCAGGAAGCTCAGTTAACCTTCCAAGCTTCACAGTCTGCTGCATTGAATGGTCAGGCACAAGAGTCCGCTGCAAGGGCACAGAAGCTTTCCGTTGAAGCTCAGTCCATACCACAGGAGCTTGAGATTGATCGTATTAAGGCTGTAACAACTAACCTTAGAGCAGGAGATGCTGATGATAGAGAATTCAGTAAGCGTCTTGAAATCTCTAAGCAGTTGCTCAAGGAAAGGGAAGTAGCTGCCAAGGAAGTAAGGGTTCAACAATAAAGAAGTAATAAAAATAAGCGTAAAAACAGCTTGACTTTATTAGTCTAATGTGGTATAATAGGTAAGTACACTACTAAAAATAACTGTCCTTTGGGAGAAACAGTGAATGATTGATAAAGAACTAGAGCAATATTATAACACATACCGTGACCTATTTGCAAGCGAAGGTTTCAAACTTTTAATTACAGACCTAATGAACAATGCAAATATTATCAATTCGGTGGAAGCAGTAAAAGATGCTAACGATATGTACTTCCGTAAAGGGCAAATGTCCATTATCGCAAACATCATAAACTTGGAAGCGCAGACGGATGCAGCTGAAGAGAGTATTTTAGCAGAGGACTTACTTAACGAAGAAGCAGCCTAATGGCTCTACTCTTTGATTTTGAATGCGAGAACGGCCATGTTAATGAACGCATGGCTAACTCTGATTGTACACACCTGCCTTGTCTTGATTGTAAGGCAGTAGCTAAGAAACTTATATCTCCTGTTCGTTCACGTCTTGATCCTATCTCTGGCGATTTTATGGGTGCTACTAGAAAGTGGATGAAGAACAGAGAACAGAAGCTTAAGCAGGAACGCAAGGCCAACTCTTAACAACATTAGAAGCTTTGTATAATACACCTCCATAATGAGATTACTCACGGAGTTTAATAATGGCAACACTAATAGACGAGCGTTTGGAAACTGAGGAACAAGAAGTAGTAGAAGGCAACGAGGAGGAAGAGGTAGTAAGTCAGATCACAGAGGCGGAACCTGTTGCACAGGAGACTCCCCCACCTGCTGAAGATGACATCCCTGAGAAGTACAAAGGAAAAAGCACTGCGGAAATAGTAAGGATGCACCAAGAAGCTGAGAAGTTACTTGGAAGACAAAGCAGTGAAGTAGGGGAACTACGGTCAGTCGTTGACAACTACATTCAGACACAACTCGACACAACACCAGCAACCCAAGAACCTGAAGAAGAAATAGACTTCTTCTCTGATCCCGACAAGGCAGTCGAAAGAGCAATCAGGAACCATCCATCAATTAAACAAGCTGAGGCAGTCACTCAGCAATATAGGCAGTCAACAGCTCAGTCCCATTTACAGGAAAAACACCCTGATATGAAGACTATCTTAACTGACTCTAAGTTTGTTGATTGGATTAAAGGATCAAAGATACGCACACAGCTTTTTGCACAGGCAGATACACAGTATGACTATGAAGCCGCAGACGAGCTTTTTACTAATTGGAAGGAGCGTCAACAAGCAGTGGCTCAAACTGCCGTTAATGAGAAAGCTAACCGTAAAACCGCAGTTAAAGCAGCCTCAACAGGTAACGCTAAAGGCAGCGGCGAAAGGGCAACACGTAAAGTCTATAGACGTTCAGACATTATTAAACTTATGCAGGACGATCCAGACAGATACTTATCTCTAAGTGATGAAATAATGAGAGCATATCAAGAAGGGAGAGTCCGTCACTAAACTCTTTTTATAGGAAGTATTATCATGGCAACATCAGTATATCCCGCAACGGCGGGTTTTGTAGACAACACAAGCGCAGCAAAGTTCATCCCAGAAATCTGGAGTGACGAAGTTATTGCTGCATATAAAAGCAACCTAGTACTAGCTAATCTCGTTAAGAAGATGAGCATGACAGGCAAGAAAGGCGATGTAATTCACGTGCCTAAGCCTACTCGTGGTACTGCTACAGCTAAAGCAGCTAACACAGCTGTTACCATCCAGAACTCTGTTGAGTCAGAAGTTTTGATTAACATTAACAAGCACTATGAATTCTCTCGTTTGATTGAAGACATTACTGAAGTACAAGCTCTAGCTTCTCTTCGTCAGTTCTATACTGGTGATGCAGGTTATGGCCTAGCCAAGCAAGTGGACGATGATTTGTTCTCTCTTGGTAAGTCTTTTGGTGATGGCGATGCAAGTGATTGGGTTCACAGCAATGTTTATAACTTCAGTGGCGCTTCCGGTATAGAGCTTTATGCTTTAGATTCCGTTGTTACTGCTGACGTATTTAACGATGCTGGCTTCCGTTCAGCCATTCAGGTTCTTGATGATGCAGACGTCCCTATGGACGGACGTAGCTTCACCGTTCCTCCTTCTCTCCGCAACGCAATCATGGGCATTGATCGTTACATGTCTTCTGATTTCGTAGATGGTCGTGGTGTTAAGAATGGTCAGATTGGTAACCTATATGGTGTTGATGTATTTGTATCAAGCAACTGCCCAGTGATTGAAACTGCCGCTGCTAACTCAGCCGGTGGAGCTGTTAAAGCTGCAATCTTAGCTCACAAGGACACTATGGTTCTTGCAGAGCAACAGAATGTTCGGTCACAAACTCAGTACAAGCAAGAGTTCCTTGGAACTTTGTATACCGCTGACACTTTATATGGTGTTCAGGTATTGCGTCCAGACGCCGGTATTGTTTTGGCTGTAAACGCCTAAGTAACAAACTGGGGCTTCTTCGGGAGTCCCTTTTATTTATATTACTCTTTTGTTTTCCTAGGGGCTATTAATGGCTATATTCAGAGGTGCTGGTGGTGCTGGTGATTCCAATACGGATGCTACACTATCGTTAGTCACAGAACAGGCTGTCATAGCAACTACGAAAGCAAGTGATGCAGCAGTAAGCGCGGAAAGTGCTGGTACATCAGCAAATACTGCCACAACTAAAGCAAGCGCAGCAAGCACATCTGCAACTAACTCAGCAAACTCAGAAAGTGGTTCTTCAACATCAGCTTCAGCGGCAAGCACATCAGCCTCAGCAGCAGCAGCATCAGCGGGTGGAGCAGCTACATCAGCTACAGACGCAGCAGCTTCAGAATCCGGTGTAGATGCAGATGCAGCGGCAGCAGCAGTAAGTGCCACAGCTTCAGCAGCCAGTGCAGCCACAGCAACTACCAAGGCTAGCGAGGCAAGCACATCAGCCAGCGGTGCAAGTACCAGCGCATCTACGGCTACGGCTAAGGCTAGTGAGGCATCCACAAGTGCTTCAGGAGCCGCTTCATCAGCAAGCGGCGCAAGCACTAGCGCGTCAACAGCGTCAACTAAAGCTAGTGAGGCAAGCACATCAGCCAGCGCAGCAGCGACAAGCGCAACAGCAGCAGCCTCAAGTGCCTCAGATGCCTCTAGCACATTAGCAGCATCAGCACTTAAAGCTAATAATCTCTCCGACTTAGCAAGTGCCAGCACAGCCAGAAGTAATCTAGGTTTAGGCACAGTGGCTACTACAGCCTCCAGCGCTTATGCAACAGCAGCTCAGGGAACTAAAGCCGACGCAGCTCTCGTAGCGTCTACAGTATCTTCCTATGGCGCCACGCTCATAGATGACGCCAACGCAGCAGCAGCACGTACTACGTTAGGCTTAGGAGATATAGCCACTACGGCTATCTCTGCATATGCTACAGCTGCTCAGGGAGCCAAGGCAGACGCTGCTTTAGTAGCTTCCACAGTCTCTGCTTATGGCGCTACATTAATAGATGATGCAAGCGCTAGTGCAGCAAGAACTACACTGGGCTTAGGCTCTGTAGCAACTACAGCATCATCAGCATATGCTACGGCTGCACAAGGTTCAACGGCAGATGCGGCTCTTGCAGCTTCAGCTGTGTCTACCTTTGGTGGCACTTTAATAGACGATGCAGATGCGGCAGCAGCTAGGACTACATTGGGCTTAGGTACGGCAGCAACAACAGCATCATCAGCATATGCAACAGCAGCTCAAGGTTCAACGGCAGATGCGGCTCTAGTGGCTTCCACAGTCTCCTCTTACGGTGCCACATTGATAGATGATGCTAACGCCGGTGCTGCTAGGACTACTTTAGGCTTAGGAGATATAGCAACAACAGCATCATCAGCATATGCAACAGCAGCTCAGGGAACTAAAGCAGACTCAGCTTTACAATCTAACTCAACTTTAAACGCAGATAACATGACTGCTGGTTCGCTACTAGGCGGTACATACTAAGGGTATATAATCATGGCAACAAAAATTGTAACTAAGAACAGCAGCACAGCCTCATCAGCACCTTCAGCAAGTGATCTTGTACAAGGTGAGTTAGCGGTCAATGTCACGGACAAGCGGTTGTTTACTGAGAATGCTTCAGGTGCTGTTGTCGAGCTAGGTACTTCACCTTCGACTATAGATATTAATGCAGGTACTATAGATGGCGCTACCGTTGGCGCATCCTCTGCCTCTACTGGCGCATTCACTACTTTATCGGCTTCAGGTGTATTCACAGGCGCTTCTTTAGACATCTCTGGAGACATAGACGTAGATGGCACAACTAACCTTGATGTCTTGGACGTAGATGGCGCTGTTAACTTTGCGGCAGACGTAACGTATGCAGATGGCGCAGATATCATCACGGCTTCAGCAGGAACAAGTAACTTTAGAGCAGGTGTCAACGCAGGTAACAGCATTGCAAGCGGTGGTAATTATAATACTGTCGTAGGCGATGAGGCAGGTACTGCGATTACTACTGGTGAAAGAAATACCGCTTTAGGTACTGAAGCATTGAGTAGCAACACAACAGCATCTGCTAACTCCGCAGTTGGTTACAAGGCATTACTTGAAAACACGACAGGCGCTAGTAATACTGCATTGGGTCAAGATGCTTTACGAGCCAACACCACCGCATCTAACAACACCGCAGTTGGTTTGTCGGCTTTAAAAGCAAACACCACAGGCGCTAACAACATAGCAGTTGGTAAAGATGCTTTAGTCTTAAACACCACAGGTGCTTACAATACTGCTGTGGGTACTAATGCCTTAGACGCTAACACCACAGCGTCTTACAAT